TGTATACACCAACACGATCATTGAAGCCGGTCCCGGAAACAATCGCATTAATACCCAGAAGGGCTTCTGTCTTGATACCAGAAGGTGTGGAAAGACTAAGGGTCTTAGCGGATGCGGTGACAGTTGCCGCTGATACATCTACAACAGGGGTAAACCAATTAAAGTTATCACCTGTCTGGACAAAGTTCTTAACGGAGACATCCGCATCTGAATAGATGGAACCAATCCGTCTCTTCAAGGTATAGCCTGATGGCATTGTTGGCGAACTAAGATTGGTTGATGCCAATGTTGCAGCAGAAACACCTTCAGCCTTTGAGATTGCAAATACATGATACCATGTTGCAGATGTCACTGTTCCGGTATCAAGAGCGTTCGCACCAGTTGATGCTAGGCTTAGAGCGGTGGCTGATGCAAGAGTAATATCGTAAGTGTTGGCATCAGATCGTGCCTGACCTACAGCGATTGAGATTGCTGTGGAAGATACAGGGGTCATCCCATAACCACTAAGATATGATCTAGGCGAGCCAAACGATGTAAAACTTAGGGTTCCAGATCCGTCTGTCTTAATAACCTGTCCTGCGATCCCGTCATTACGTGGTAGGGTATAGGTCACATTAGCAGTGACTGTAGCAGGGGCTTGGAGAGCGATGTAGTGAGAAGAGTCTGCGTCTGCAAACCTTACTTCACTCTCAGCTTTCATTGTAATGTTACTGGAGAAAGTCGCTGCGGTCATAGAGGCTGTGCTGGAAACAACAAGGCCACCTGTGATTGACACAGTGCCAGAGACTGCCATGGGTACCTTAACATCAATCAGAGAAGTCCCCACAGATACATTAATCTGAGATGCGGTTGATTTAATACCAGCCGTCTCTACATCTCGTACTGATACACCGTCACACACAACACCGATGATCTGACCCTGTGGAACCATCCGGCCAGAACCTGTGGCTGTCTTCATGTTTACTGTGAAGGAACCAGAGGTAGAATTACGGATATCATAACCTTTGGAAAGGGCTGGAATTAGTACATTAACATTTCCAGTCAGAGTACCGGAAATATCAAGGAACGCACTACGAGATTGATCTGAAGATCCATCAGACTGTGTAAGAGTAACATCAACGGATGAAACCGTGATCGTGGTGTAGGCAGCGATAGAATCATCAACAAGATCAATGACATTATCATTTAGCACGGTACCCCATGTGTTTTCGTTTTCACCGGGAGTCTGCTTCTCAAGACGAATTCTGGTTGTATAAGTAGCCATTTCTAATTACTTCCTGTTAATGTGTTAGGACCGCCTGCTGGGCTTGCAGGCATAGCCATGCTATCTCTACGGGATCTACGTGCCTCGTTATTCAGAGCCGCCATTTCTCTACCATAGAAAGATTCCCACACATTAGCAGCCGTGGGATTTTTCATAAAGAGACTGGCTTCAACCATAGACCCATAAAAAAGAGCATTAGAACAAAACTGTGTAAAGTAGTTCTGTTCCTGTGATGAGGAGGCCAGAGCAGTCGGCTCAACTACATAAGAAATTTCAGCCGGGTAAGCTGATGCAGGTGCCGGAGCGACTAAGATTTCTGTCCCATAATTAGAATAGTATCTAGGCTCGCCTACTGAGGTTCTGTCTGGCCAATAATCATTTAGATATTCTTTTGTCTTCATCACAAGGTTAATACGAGAACCACCACTTGTGATAGTAAGATTTTTAATAATCAGTGCATTATCAGGTTTCTGATAAATAGGAGTTGCCGTCACAAAATCTGTGGTGGCAAATGAAGTCAAACCTTGAAGGTCAATATCCCTCGTCAGTCTTCTTTCTGTACGAGAAATAAAAGAAGGAATTGCATCAATAAATTCAGAACCTGTATTCTCAGCAGTTTCTTGAATAGATGATACAAGGGTTGTATAGGTTACAGTAGCCATACGATGATCCTATCATATCTTAAATTAAAGGCCAATTAAGCGGCTGATTTCCACACTGTAGAAATTTGAGGAACAGTTGTCCATGTGGTAGATACAGTGGAAACTCCATTCCATGTTGTAGATACATCAGGAACAGGGAACCAGAAGAAAATACGACCTACTTCAAATCTACCTTCTACACCTGTAACATCAATAGCCACATCTCGACGGGTACTAATATCTCCAAGTTCAAAGGTAGCCGATACACCAGTTACATCTATACTACGTCCCACTTGTGCAACAGCAGTACCTAATTCAAATGTGGCTGACACTCCTGTAACAGAGATATTTGATCCTGCGGTAATTCCGATATTACCAAGTTCAAAAGTAGCGGATACCCCTGTTACATTAATTGCAGTCGCCTGCTGGGCAACGACCGTCCCTAATTGAAAAGTTGCAGATACACCTGTGACAGTAACAGCCGCATTAACCGCTGTAATCGACGATGAAAAAGGTATCTGGGAAAAAGGAGCCGTGGAGAATGTCATGGCTTATGCGCCACTAAAATTACTACGAGTACATTTAAAGGTGAATGAAAAGTTCCTGTCTGTTTCAGCAACTCCAGTTAATTTGAATAGAAGAGCATTACCAACGGCAACTGTGTTGCCTCCTGTGGCAGTGGCTATAGCTTTTGTAGTATTTACTGTAAGACCGTTCATCCCCGTCACTGTAGTTTCAGTCCCGGCAGCACTAGTTGCAATGATAACAGAAGCAGTAATCTCACCGGCTGATAGTTTACTTGATAAGGTATTGACTGTGAAAGCAAATGGGGAGTCAACCAAAAGGAAGACTGGAGTAAAGCCAGAGTCAAGCTCATCTCCGTACTGACCAGAGATTCCAAAAACTACATCAGTATCAACCGAGGTGGCAACAATGTTTGTTGCTGAGAGTGCAGGCGTGTGAACTTTTGTGGTTGCATGGATATTCGTGGCGGAGATGGTTGTGGCAGAGAGAGCCACAGTATGGATCTTTGTAGTTGCCGTAATGGTTGCAGCAATAATGTTCGTGGCCGATAGAGCCGGAGTATGTATATTTGACGTGGCTGTGACTGTGGCCGCTGTAAAGTTCGTAACAGAAAGCGTGGGTGTATGGATTGACGTAGCCGTCACAGTACCCGCTGTAATGTTTGTAGCCGACAGGGTTGGCGTATGAATGTTCGAGGTTGCCGTTATTGTTGCAGCGATAAAGTTCGTCACTGAGAGTGATGGAGTATGGATTGAGGTCGCTGTTACAGCCCCTGCGGTAATGTTGGTCGCAGATAGAGCAGCCGTATGGATCTTTGTCGTGGCCGTGATTGTAGCGGCGGTAATATTTGTGGCCGACAACGCAGGTGTATGGATGTTCGAGGTGGCAGTCACAGTCGCTGCTGTAAAGTTCGTCACGGACAAAGAAGGGGTATGAATCGAAGTAGCCGTCACAGACCCTGCTGCGATATTTGTTGCGGATAGTGTGGTAACAGAAAGAGCCGGGGTGTGTATCTTAGATGTTGCAGTAATTGTAGCCGCAATAAAGTTTGTTACAGACAGAGAAGGGGTATGGATTGACGTAGCCGTGACTGCGCCTGCTGTAATATTTGTGGCTGATAATGCTGCGGTATGAATCTTGGTAGTGGCTGTGATCGTTGCCGCAGTAATGTTTGTCGCTGAGAGAGACGGCGTATGAATGTTTGATGTAGCCGTCACCGTGGCTGCTGTGAAGTTTGTCACAGATAGGGACGGGGTATGGATTGAGGTAGCAGTTACAGTGCCGGCTGTGATGTTTGTAGCGGACAGAGCCGGGGTATGAATGTTTGATGTTGCGGTAACCGTGGCACCAGTGATGTTGGTGGCTGATACAGTCCCGGCAACTCCGATGTTGCCTGATGCATCAAGATAGACAGATTTACCGGCAGGATACCCGCAGAAGACAACCTTGGTCCCTGCGGCCAGACTTACCGCAGATCCACTATTAGATGACGCTAGGATTGTGTCACGGGATAGTGTGGTTCCTGATGAAGTATAAGTACCGAGACCTACTTCCCAGTCACCTGTTCCGTCATCAGAAATCACATAATAAGTTGTATTGGAATTGCCAATCTTGGCAAACGTATCAAAACCATCATAGGAACCACTCAGCGTAATCGTGCCAGTGCCCGTTGTTGTTGTCTGTTGTTTTACTCTGTCTTTGACAACGAGAGCCATGCTCGGACTCCCTTTTTATACAAGACGAATGATGGCTGTACTGGCCGCTGCAACTGGGAATTGAATGGTAAATGTACCACTTTCCACTTGCTTATTACCACCAAAATCTAAAACGGCGACGGCTGAATTAGATTTAGATGAGTTATAAATTAGCCCACCTCTTGTAGTAAAAGAGGCTGATGTCCACTGAGTATTACTAACATCAACAATTGCAACAGAACCATCTGTGGCTACTGTTACAATACTAAGAGTATTACCCCCTGCTGTATATCCCGTACCACTAACTTCTGCTGAAGTGCTGTAGGCTGTGGTACCGCTGCTGAGTGAAGCAGCACTTGTAAAAAGAGCAAGTTTGAATGTGTTAGCATCAAAGTCCTGATCACCAAGAAGAACTTGTTTCTTAAATGAGATGCACATTCCTTGTGAGATAGCCATTGTTATTTTAACTCCTAATAGTTACAGTACCACATTGAACTGTACCAGTGACATTACTTAAATATACCACTTGGTTAAGATTTGAAACAAATGTGGTCATTGAAGGATTCCACGTTCTTGAATTAGGCGCAACCGAAACTTCAGGTCGGGCATCCCTTAAAATCCTACGTGGTCCAATTCTGGGTGCTTTATTCTGTGGATGATTTTTTAAATTAAAAGCACCGTCAGATTCAGAAATATGAACAACAGCGCCTGTGCTTTCCTTTACCCGCTGATCATAGGGCCACCTAAAGCCGGACTGATCACTAATAAACCATGGAGATTTTTTCCAGCCCATCTACACAACTCTCAAATGAGGAACTGCACGGAAAGAGGCTCTCTCTCTATCTTCTTCCATTGCGTTCTGCAAAGCTTCTTCATAGACACCTTTTAGAAATGAGATGCGATCTCCGGGGACACCGGGTCTTTTTATACCCATATGATAGGCCAAGCCATAAATTAAACAGGGGAGAAAACGAAAGGGAACATCCGCATCATCCACAGACTTGGTAAAGTCTTGGTATCTACTCACGTTCCAAAATCGGAAAATATCTGTGGAATTTTCTGGGGTAGGCCAGAGATAAACTGTAATGTCATCTCTTTGTCTATGAACAGCATATTCAATAGGGCGTCCTGAAGCATCTTTGTTAGGAAGCTCTTCATATTCTTCCATGGAGATACGAGTAAGTTCAATATCATTACCATTACGCCGGACAGTCGCCTCAGTGATAT